GTGGATCACTATTGCACCGTTCGTGACAATCGCGTCCTCAACAATGAATTTTGTGATGCGGTGCCTGGTGCCTCCAGGTGACGTTAACCAGTTAACAATTAACGCCGGATACAGAGCATTCCCGTTACGCCCGTAAAAGACCGCTTGTTTTAACTGTTCCGCGTGCGCTGAGCCGCATTCACCGCATCACAAAATTCACTTTAAAAAGGGCGGCAGAGCAGTCACGGAGTAAAACTGATACCGCCAAATGTCACCAGAAAATTGATAACAGAGGGCGTTGTAGCGGGGTTGTCACTTAAGCGTATGGTCAACCTGACAACCCGGTGCATTTTCTGGAGCAATGGAGGAAACCCCAGCCATACTTACCGCCGCGCCATTTCGCGGATTGCCACAACCGGAAGCGCACGGTCGACGAAAATTTAACGACAGGCTATCTATGAACCAGCTACCTCGCCGTGCGCTTTCGCGTTATGGTCTGACTTTTCAGGGAAATATCCTTTCAGTAAACTGTCAGTGCCGGATTCTTATCCGTGTCCGGCGCACGACCACACGCTGTCACGAGAGGTCTCCATTCTCAACCAGTAACCTCAATGGAGGATAAAATGTCAGAGCAGGAGTTAAAACTTGGTGCATGTTATTGTGTTCTCAAGGAGCTGGTACACATGCTTCCATCTACTCAGTATCAACAGTTAGTTGGCAATTTAAATCAGCGAATCGAAGCTATGTTAAAATCTGATGGTTTTAATAACGTAGAAACGCTGATGCTAAAAAGATATCTTGATGGATTAATCAGATAACATTTTTTTACGGCGTTCATATTCGTTAATATTTATGAAGCCTGTTGCCAGAAGCAGTTCGTTAATTTCATGGTTGTTTGGCTGTTTCTGGCTCTTTGAACTGGGATCTTCCACTTCTTTTTCTGCAAATTGTTTTGCTGTATCCTCTGTGCCATGGATATTTAAAGCTGTATCTGAAAACAGCCCAGTAAACGCATCGCGCACATTACGAGCCATATTATCAGTGTCTTTTTTTGTTACCGATTCCAATTCAAGTTCGTTCAGACGATGACGAAGTGTGTGTGCTGCAATCTCCTGGATTGAAGGAGGTAAATCTTTAAATTCCATCGTCAACCTCATCAGTCAGTGTTTCTGGTTAACCAGCGACGCGCGCCAGCTTCAGTTTTAAACGTTTTGCTTCTGGTATACGTCATCGCGGTAAACGTACCGTCCTGGTTGGGGAACACGCCACATACCAGAGATTCGCTGTTGCCAAGATCGATAGTATCCATGCTGACCTCATTTCCCCTTAACGCCGGGGTAGCGGAACAAAAACCTGCTGCATAGTTATTAAAGTTGAACCCTGCCGTCATGTTCTTACGCCTCGGGCTGGCTACTTACCCCCTGACCACTGCCTGGTAACTCGAAGTATTGCCCTGCGTTCTGTGGGGAGGGTGGGTGATGAATAAACAATAGCACTGCTATTTTATTCTGTAAATAGTAATGCTATTGTTTTTTGGAGGTAAGAAAAAAAAACCACCCGAAGGTGGTTGTTGGTAGGAATGATTAACAGCTTTTGTTTGGATACTGCCTTCGTGAGTGAACTACATTTACGATCTCGATGTTAGATGCTGTTACTCGGTAAAGTATTATGTAGTTAGGATGGGTCACTATCTCACGAAGGCCTAGAGCTCTTTCGCTTGGTGGATACAGGTAAGGGTGTTCAGTAAGTGACAAAACTGATGTTTCAATGCGTATTTTTAGTCTACGTGCAGCGGGAGGGTTTTCCTTGGCAATATAGGCTACGATCTGACGCAAATCATCACGCGCAGAAGGTAGCCATAAAATGGGCAGCATTACTCACTCCTGTTCGTCGAAGCTATTTGCGCAATAAGGTTTTCCATTTCAGCCATTACTTCGTCATGCGGAATTGCAGGACGGGGGTCTGCGAGGCTTGCTGCCACTTTGGTGCGTAACCATTCGTTATAGCTGTTTTCTTGTTCGATTGTTTCAAATTCTGAAATTATCGGGGAAAGGACTGTACTCATGTTCTAACCTCCTCAGATTAGGCGCGAAGACCTTTTTGCGCCTCTAGCCACCGCGCAACGGTTTCTTCAATTGATTCTTTTTTCTCCTTCATTTCCTTAAGCATTTTCTCTTTGTCTTCTTTTGGGAAAGCCCTGAACGTCTGGATCAAATCTCGCTCTATAGGTTCTATATTAAACGGAAGTTCGTTTTCCGATTGTTCCATCTCTGCGGGTAAAGCGACAACATTATCCTGCTGCAGTTCTTGGGGGTACATCCTTACAATTCGTAACAAGTCTGCCATATCTGGTCTAATTGACTCAGGCGGAACTTGTAGCAACCCAGCGAACTTGATAACAGCCTCTAGATTTAAAGGTGTCTGACCATTTAGATAATGGCTTACTGCCCCTTGTGTCGAAAAACCCAGAATTTCTGCCGCACGCTCTTGGGTTAACCCAAGTTGAGTTTTTTTCGTCGTCCAGATTTCTTTCAGTCTCTGGGCGGCTTGCAGGTCGATCTCTGACAGGGGTTTTCTTTTCATACCTTCAATTCTAATAAGATTATTAATCTCTTTGAAATAGCAGTGCTATTTACTTTTAAAAATAACAATGCTATTAATATTCATGGTCACATAACATGAGGTGAACAATGAATCTTGGAGAATATTTGCATCATTCCCGTATAACCCAGAAAGATTTTGCTGAAATTGTTGGGGTAACCCAAGGGATGGTAAGCCATGTTATTACTGGACGGGCGAAACTTACGGGGGGGAAAGTTTTACGCTGGTGTGAAGCAACAGGGTGGGTAGTGACCCCGCACGAGATTGATAGCAGTACTTACCCCAACCCAACCGATGGCATACCTGTTGACTATCAGGCTAACACACAACCCGCGCTGGGAGTTGATTCATGAAAATCAAACATGAACACATCCGCATGGCGATGAATGCCTGGGCATATCCTGATGGTGAGAAAGTGCCTGCAGCTGAAATAGCCCGGACTTATTTCGAACTTGGGATGACGTTCCCGGAACTGTACGACGACAGCCATCCGGAAGCCCTGGCCCGTAATACCCAGAAAATTTTCCGCTGGGTGGAGAAGGATACGCCTGATGCTGTTGAAAAAATTCAGGCGCTGTTACCGGCGATCGAAAAGGCGATGCCGCCTTTGCTGGTGGCCCGTATGCGCAGTCACAGTTCTGAGTATTACCGGGAGATTGTCGAACGGCGGGATCGGCTGGTGAAGGATGTCGACGATTTTGTTGCGTCAGCGGTCGTTTTGTATGACCAGATAAATCGCGGCGGCCCGGCAGGGAATGCTGTGGTGATGCACTAAAAGCACGGTGTTCGGGGGTTTTATGAGCAGCAAGCTTCATGGTCTTGTCTGGGAAGGGTGCGCCTTCACCGGCATGATCTTATCCAGGGTGGCAGTTATGGCCCGTCTTGCAGACTACAGCAATGACGAGGGCGTGTCATGGCCTGCCATTGAAACTATCCGGCGTCAGATCGGTGCAAGAAGTGAATCCACCGTTAAATCTGCTATTGCAGAACTGGCGAAAGAGGGCTGGCTGACGAAGGAAGAGCGTAAGGTCGGTGGGCGTAACGTAAGCAATATCTATCGGCTTAATGTGGAAAAACTTGAAGCAGCTGCAGCGGCGGCGCGTGAGGCATATAAACCAAAAAGAAAAATTAGCCCGGCAAAAAATGACCCGTCAAATATTGCCCCCTCAACGGTTGGCCCGTCAAATGTTGATGGATCAACTGTTGATAAAAAACTGCGGATTAGGGGGGCGATGATTGACCCCGATCCGTCAGTATTAAAACCTGATCCGTCAGATAAAAGATCTTCTTGTCCAGACGTTTCACTGCCGGACGAAAAACAATCATCACCAGTTGAGCGATTTCTGGAGAAACACCCGGATGCGCATACTTGGAATGTACCGAAGCGACAGTGGGGAACCCGGGAGGATTTGACGTGTGCACAGTGGATCTGGGGACGGGTTGTTGCGTTGTATGAACAGGCCGCCAGTGATGATGGGGAGGTATCACGCCCCAGAGAGCCTAACTGGACGACCTGGGCGAATGATGTGCGCATGATGCGTATGCTGGATGGACGTAGTCACCGACAGATTTGTGAAATGTTTGGGCGTGTTCAACGGGATTCGTTCTGGGTAAAAAACATCATGAGTCCGGCAAAACTCCGGGAAAAATGGGATGAACTGGTAATTCGCCTGGGGCGTTCGCCCGCGCAGCGTTGCGTGAATCATATTTCTGAACCGGATACCGAAATTCCGCCGGGGTTCAGGGGGTAGCGCATCATGAAAAACATTACGTCAGGTGGTGTTCTGGCAAGAGTCAGCAGATTTGTGCCGCAGGATGCAATCCCTCCGTACCGTACGGTGGCGGAGTGGCGGGAATGGCAGCTTGCTGAAGGGCGTAAGCGAAGCGAGGAGGTTAATCGTCTGAATCATCAGACGCGGGTTGAAAAAATCATTAACCGTTCCGGTATCCAGCCGCTTCACCGGAAGTGTACGTTCGGTAACTACCGGGTGCAGAACGATGGTCAGCGCCATGCCCTGAGTCAGGCGAAATCCATTGCGGCAGAGCTGGAAGGCGGCTGTACGAATTTTGTTTTCAGTGGCAGGCCTGGCACAGGAAAAAACCACCTGGCGGCGGCTATTGGCAACCACCTTCTGGCGAAAGGTCGCAGTGTGATTGTGATAACAGTGGCGGATGTGATGCTAGCGTTACATGGCAGCTACGACAACAAAAACTCGGGCGAAAAATTTTTGCAGGGATTGTGTGGCGTTGACCTGCTGGTACTGGATGAAATTGGCATGCAACGGGATACGCGTAATGAGCAGGTCACGCTGAATCAGATTGTTGACCGTAGAACGGCATCGTTACTCAGTGTGGGGATGCTGACAAATCTTAATCATGCAGCGATGAATACACTTCTCGGCGAGCGGGTAATGGACCGCATGTCCATGAACGGTGGTCGCTGGGTGACGTTTAACTGGGAGAGCTGGCGTCCGAACGTCAGCCAGCACAGGAACTGAGAAGTAATTTTTATCCGGAGGAAATTTTAATGGAAACCGTATTTGACGCACTGAAAGCACTGAAAAGAGCCTCTTCACAGGTAGTGGCGGCCCGCCTTGGAATCAGCCGTGAAGATGCGGTCAACGAACTGTGGAAACTGAAGCGCCGCGGTGAAGCGGATAACAAGGGTTCGATGTGGTGGCTGATTCAGGCTGGTGAAAGTGAACCGGTGTCACCGGTACCGAAAGTGACAGCGCAAATGTTGACTGAGGCGATTGAACAACATGGCCCACAAACGGCGGATGAGCTGGCACTGATGTTCGGGATTACCTCCCGCCGGGCGAATTCATCGCTGGCCATGGCAATCAGCAAAGGGCGTCTGATTCGCGTGAATCAGGGCGGTAAATTTCGTTACTGCATACCGGGCGCTGATTTACCGGCAGAGCCGGAAGCTGCATCCGTAGCGGAAACCGATGGTAAAGCCTTTCCTCAGCCAGCAGGTGTTGCGTTACCTGTCCGGGAAGCAGAAACACAGGAAGAAATAAAAACGGAAAGTGTGGCGGTCACAGTGCAGTCACAGCCGTCGTTCACCAGAAAACATCCGGATGGTCTGATTTTACCATCGCTGCATGTGGCTAACCGCGAGCTGCGCCGGGCAAAAGGTCAGGTTCAGAAGTGGGAGCGAGTCTGCGCCGCGCTGCGGGAGCTGAACAAGCACCGGGATATTGTTCGACAGATTGTCGATTCATCCGGTCGTATTGTGTCGGAAAAGTGATTGCCGGAGGCGCTTATGGCAAAAGTATTTACACCAGAAGAGCGGGAAGAAGTGAAGGCGCGCATTGTGGAATTCGTGCGCCTGAGCGGACGAGAAACTTTTCGACAACTGGCAGATAAAACGGGTGTCAGTAAGACCGCTATTCGTCGTTTATCTGGTGCGCTTGCGGCCAGTGGTGATGTCTGGCTCTCTGGTTGCGGGGTATTTCCATCAGAGCAGGCGTATCGCGTATGGCGTAAGACACCGGAGAAGGCTGCTGACCCGACACTGATTCGAAAGTTACCTGACGGAGAAATACGTCGTTACAACAGACGGCAGAACATAATTTGTCGTGAGAGCAGGAGGAGCGAAGTTATGCAGCGTGTGCTGGCGTTCTATCGGGGAAACTTTCAGGAGGTGATGGAGTGAGGGTGAGAGTTTATATTGCCGGTCCAATGACGGGATATGAAAATTTCAACCGCGAGGCGTTTCACAGGGCGGAAGATGCGCTGGCTCGTAAAGCAGTTCAGGCATTTTGCGATGTTGTTGGCGACAGCACCGAGGTTATCTGCGAGGAGATTGGGCGAGATGGCGTTCTGGTTATTTTGGAGGCAATGAAGGCAACAGGAAATATGCCAGCCACTGATGCTTTCCTGGCTGAAGTCCGGGCGCAGGGGGTGGATGCTGCTATAGAAGCTGCAAAAAATCTGGTGGCCCAAGAATATGAGTATAAGGATTTCAAAGCGGCGCAGAGTGATTGCTGTATGTACCCTGGTTCAGACCTGGTAGGGAAGGTTGAAATGACTGAGTGGTTAGTTGACTTTGCTGCCCAGCTTCGCAAAGGAGGCAACCAGTGAGCGGAAAAAGAATGACTAACAGAGAGCTTGTCGATGCCGCGATTAAGCTTGCTGGTGATTTTTATTCAATGATGGGGTACACGCATCGCCCAGGCTTCAAATATTGGGAGTCTCCTCACCCGCAAGAGCAACTGGTATTTCAAATGGCCTGCCGTGCTTTTGAGGTTATTCGCGGTTCTGATGTGATGGACGCCGTTGCCGACTTGGAGGATGAAGAGTGAGCGAGATTAACTATCAGGCACTGCGTGAAAAGGCAGAGAAAGCAACTAAAGGAAGCTACATCGTAGGGCATACATCTGTTAACCAACACGGCAATTTAACAGGAGTTTTTGTTTGTCAAAAATGGAAAGGAGAACCCGGTGGCGTAATTGCAGAATGTCACGTTAACTGCCTGGTTGAAACAGATGCTCAGGCTTATGCAAACGCTGAATTCATAGCAGAGGCTAACCCGGCTACCGTGCTGGCACTGCTGGATGAACGGGAAAGAAACCTGCAATACATCAAAAGCCGCGATCAGGAGAACGAGGATATTGCGCTTACGGTTGGGAGGCTGCGCGTTGAGCTGGAAGGCAAAGACAGCAAAATAGCCAATCTTACCGCCGAACGCGATGCTCTTCGTGAAGGTGAGATGGGCGACGCTAGGCATAGCAACACACGGGCCGCAGCTGATATCTACTTCCAACTGGTCGAGGAATGCGAAATTCCTGCTGGCGGATCTCTGGTCGAGTACGTTGACGATATGCGCGAGAATCTGGAAGCCGCAGAGAAGCGCATTGCAGAGTTAGAAAGTGGTTCTCAGGCACAAAAGTTAGTTGAAGCAATCATTGTTGCGATAGAAAACGAACAGGAACGTCTTTTTGATGAAGATTACCTAATGGATTCGAAAGAATGCATTGACGTAATTCGTGAAGAAGTAAAGCGATGGAATGATTCCCGCGCCGCTGGCATTCGCATCAAAGGAGAGTGAGATGACCACATCGCATTCTGCAATTACCCAGAAAAAAGCCTTCCACATACTCGAACGATTAGAGGCGCTTGCTACGGAGGAGGAGATATCCCCGGAGAAACTGGTTGAGTTCAGCCGTGTGATATTGCGTCGCAAGAACGATATGGAGCGGCTGACATCTGGCGCTCCATCCTTATCAGTCAGGCGAACACTTTGTTGCAGCTTCTGCAACAAATCCCAGTACGCCGTCAAAAAGTTAATTGCTGGGGACGCCGTTTTCATCTGCGACGAGTGTGTGGATGTGTGCAACAGAATTATCCGGGGAGAAAAAGAGGGATCAGCATGAAATTTTCCAAATTTTCTGAGTTGGTGAATCGTATTTTGTCCAACAACCACAGCCATCGTCGCGATATGGATGTAACGATCGTTGTTCATTCGCCTGGTCGCATCGGTTCAACACCATCAGTTGAGGTTCAGTCAATTCAGGCGGGTTTTGATTGGGATGCCGGGAAGGTGATGATTTTTCCAGCACAGCCACTGACCACGCTAACACCGGAGCAGGTTGCTGATATCACTGATAGTGTGCGCAAAGGTCAGTCTTGGCACGCGTATCAGGAATACAAGAAGCATAAAGAGCAGTTGGAAAAATTGTCGATGGAGTTGGAAGCCGCTAAACAGCGGGAAAAAGATCTGTTTATGGAAAATGTTCGACTTAAGTCAGGCATAGCCGGTCTGATACACCTCGGTATTCGATATGCAGATGTTGAGGTCATGAAAATTGCTGGAGATGCCCAGCTTTCTACCCCATGCACTGACAGCATCATAAACAGCATTGCAACAGGCATTCGCATCAAAGGAGAGTGATATGGCGT